ATGAGGGTGACGCTTGGCAACAGGAAGAGGCTTTACGTTTACGGCATCAGGATCGGGGAAACGCCGGTCAAGCGCGTGATGTACGGAGGCTGCCAGATTTGGCCGTCCAATGACGACCGGGCGGCGTCCCTGGCGGTGGATATGTCTTTTTTTCCGGGGACGGAGGATGAAGCCTATTGGCTGCATGCTCTGAACGCCGTGGAGAATTTTTCTTCCCGGAACCGGTATATGAAGCTGACGGCTGGGGGGAGGTCCTATCTGGTCAATTCCGTGTACGGAACCTGGAACCGGGCGGAGTACGGCATGGGGGCATTCCGCTTTGGTGACGAAGGGCCCTTGTTCCAGGATGTGAGGGCCGGGGATATGGTGACGGTGGAGGCCGTGGTTCCCGACAGGTATGATGCCCAGTTTGCGGTGACGGCGGATTCCGGTTCCAGCGGTTCCGGTGAATGGTCCCTTCCCTGGCTGCCGGGAACCCGGCTGTGGGCGCAGCTGGACAAATGGCAGAAGAGGGTGAGTTCCCATGCTGATTTTACGTTGAAGGGGTTTCCCTCCGGCACCGTGCATGTTGCGGGGGCCGTCCATAAGAATGGGCATAACCGGGATACGGTGACTTGCGAGGCTCCGGCGCAGGCGGGCGTCAGGCTGGCGGACGGAAGCGTTTCTACGGCCAGTAATGCCCTGGTGAATGGGGACGGTTTTCTTGCGTGTTCCGTCAGCAATGTGAATACAACGTTCCGGTTCAGGCCGCACTACCCTGCGTTCCGCCGGACGTGGCGTTTTAAGGTAACGGCAGTGTATAGGAGGGGGTAGCGATTGATGAAGAATAGGGTGACACAGGCTTTTGATTTTCTGGAAGGTAGGGAGGCGGGTAGTTTTTCCGCTACGGTGAGGTTTTGCCTGGAGCATGGCGGCGTGGTTCACGCGGCTCCCGATTGTTTCCTGGCCGGGGTTCCGTGCGCGGATGATGCGGGCTGTCTGTATGTGGTGTTTCAGTGCAGTCATCTTCCGGCGCTGCGCAGGGTGTTGTTGAGCCTGGGATGGTGCGAGCGGGTGCGCTGGGGGCGCGGCATGGCCGGACGTGGAGACGGGTACGGGACCAGGGAGCGGGCGGTGGCGGATTTCTGCCGTCATGAGGATTTCGGAACAGGTTTAACGAAAGATTGTTAGAGTTATGTCGAGAGAGTTGCCATTGTACCAGGGGGCTACGCCCCAGACTCCCCAGCAGCAGATGCAGGGGCCCGGTTTTACTCCCCACGTTCAGCCGATGGGCGGGATGCTGGATGCCGCGGTTCAGGCAGGTTTGGGAGCTGGCGAGCAGTACGCGGAGTTGAAGGATTTTGGGGCGAGCCAGCAGACGGAACACCAGCGAAGGGTTCATGATCAGCAGATGCGGAAGGAGTTTGAGAGCAGGATCCGGCTTCCCTGGGGAGCCGAGGGGAGTTTTTACGATTCCGAAGGGAACCGGCGGGAGGACGAAGTAAAAGCGTTTATTATCAAGTGGCAAGAGAAGAATAACGGGATTCCCCGCCCGTTCTGGCTAGAGAAGAATGCCATGCGGGATGAAGGTGATTTGATGCAGGCTAATGACGCCCTGGCTTCCAGGGTGAAGCTGATGACGCTGGATGCGGAGGCTAAGAACCGGAAGCAGGCGTTTCAGGATAATTACGATTTGGCGGTAGAGCAGGAGGATTGGCCCGGCGCTCACCGTGTGATTGACCGGGCCGTTGAGGCGGGACAGATTACACGCGCCCGTGGGGATATTATGCTTCTTGACCTTCGGGACACGGCTCTCATGGCCCGCGCCCGAAAACAGAGCGAAGAAGATCCTGTCGCCTTTTGGAATGAATTGGACGACGACGGCAGCCCTTACGCCGCACTCCCCTTCTCCAAGCGTATGCAGCTCCAACGCCTCGCCTCCCTCTCCATGCAGGGATTCAGCCGTTCTTTCGTCAAATCCGTGGAAACAGGCAACGCCAAAGCGAAGAAAATCCCCGGTTCCAAAACATCAACGACTTCCACGGGCAACGCGAAAAAAGAAAAGGAAATTTATAACCCGGCACCCTCCAACATCACCCGCAATTTGCATGCCCTCTGGCGCAGATACAACGGAGATTTCAAGGAAGGTCAGGGAAAGATAGACGCCATGCCTTTCCTTGCGGAACAGGGGCGCGCCATGATTACGTCGCCCCATGACGAAACGGAGGCGGAAATGGTCATTGCCCTTTACAAGCAATTCGGGCAGGGGGAAGACTATGCCAAAGCCATGGTCAAGCAATGGCAGGAAGACCTCGCGCGACCGAAGGGCCTTGATCCCAAAGTCACTTTATCCCATGCAGCCCAGGTGGGTTATTTCACCAGGGAGGAAGACGCGGCTATCCTTGCTCTTGAGCAGGAAAAAGCGCAGAAACAGGAAGACGATGAATGGACGCCGGAAGATGAAGCCCGGCTCAAGGCCGCCAAAGACCGGAGAAAAGCCGCTGCGGAAAATGCCCAATCTCTCCTTCTCGCCAATCTAGACATCTGGAAAAACGACCAGCAATACAACGGCGGAAAAGAAAGAAAGGAACTTACGGAACTCGAAATTGCCAACCGTCTGTGGGACACCATTGCCAACTACACCCCAGGCAACAGGGATCAGGTTCAGCAAGACAGTTTCCGACACCAGGAGGCTATCAATATTACTGCGGCCAGTGACAATTACATTCGGAAGCAGGCCGCAGCTCAAAGCCGCAACCTTGATCTGAAAGCGGAATTGTCCGTTACCAACCGCCTCAATGAAGAAGAACGGAAAGCCGCAGAAAAAATGATCGCGGACATCAGGCGCAGGGAAGAAGAAGCCTACCGCCGCACGCAGCCTGTGGATTCCATCGTACCCGTCAGCCGGAATAAAGAACTTCCCTCCCAATGGGGGGACGATGGACAGGAATCCATTCTTTATGTCCCGGAAGGCTGGTATGCGGAAGGAATTACCGTGGGTGTCACTACCCCCAACCGCCGATATGCAGAAGCCCAAATCGTCTCCAAACCGGATTGTACTTCCCCCACCATGTCAAAAGCCCTCCGCCGCCAGCTTGGCACCATGAACATCAACTACGACCAGATTACCGTTACCGCAGCCGGCACCAAGGCCAACACCGCCGCCCTTATTTTCAGCAATGAAGCCCGCCGTGACAAACAGGGCAATCTTTCCATTTACAGACTCCCAGCCGGAGACGGCGGAGGAACGCATGAGATCGCCGGAATTAACAACGGCGGCCACCCGGCGGAATACGCCAAACTGGAAACCCTCGTCAAAGCGGGCAAACACGCAGAGGCGGAACAGGAAGCCAAACGGTACATCATGCAATATACCCAACCCGTCGGAAATATTCTGCAAACCGCAGGCGTCACTTCCTCCGGCATAGACTACTTTCTCCGGGACATGTATTTCAACGGCGGCGAGTATGGAGCCGTCCGCGTCATTCATCGCGCCCTCGGAGTGGAAGACTCCAAAAAGTTTAATGCGGACACCGTGGAAGCCATCAAAAATTACCTCAAGACCCACACGGAACAGCAGCTCTTGGAACGTCTTAAAAACGCGCGGGAACGCCTCTACAAATCTATCGCCGCCAATAACCCGGAGAAACGGCAATTCCTCTCCGGCTGGCTCAACCGGAACAACCGCGTTTACGGGCAGGCCGCAGATATGGCTTAATTTTTACCCCTTTTTTCATGGACTACTTGCAGGAAAATACTTTCTTCATTCCGTCTCCCGCGCCGGCACCGGAATATCTCGCATCCCCGGATTATGAGCAACAGCGGAAACAGGATATGGACTACCTCTCCAATTACCTCCTTTCCGATCAGTACCCGGAACACCGCGTCCTGGCGGAACAGGCCCACGGCCATGATCCCTATGCCCACGCGCCGGAAGATGAACGCAAGTGCTTCGTCGGGCGTAAAGCCTGCGGCGTTCTTCTCGGCAACGACCAGATTCCGGACATGTACTTCCGTCAACAAAACCTCCCCATCCCGGAGGGGGCGGACACGCGGGAAAAAATGTACATGGCCGTCTATGACCACCTTGGCGGCATCGTGAAGCAGGCCAAGCAGAAACAGGTGGAAGAACAGAAAGCCCTGGAACAATACGGTCAGCAGTTATTGGAACGCATCAACCGCGCCTGCAAGGGCAGCGGAGAACAATGGACGCCCAAAGATATAGATATGATGGGCCGCGCCGGAATCACACCGGATATTATTAACCGCGTCCGCACCGCCTATGCTCAGCTTCCCGTCGGCAGTTTCATTCTTGATGACTCCGATGCGGCAAATGTCATGAGGGCAGCCGGCCTCAACAAAGACGATCTCACGCCGGATGACAAAAAAGTGGAAGACATCCTTATGAGCCTGTGGGGCAAGGCAGTTTATGACAACTACGGCGCCAACATCGACAGACAATATGAAAATTCCGTAGCCCAATATGCCTACGAAAGCATCAAACCCATCCACAACCTTTACTATTCCACGCTTTCCGGCGCAATGGGCGTCCTGGAAAACCTCCGCAATGCAGACGCAGAAGTCCCCTCTTTTATGACGCCGGGGGATCGTATGGCATACGACCATATCCCCTTTGACAACAAAAAGTCTTTCCTCTCGGCGGAAGAAATGCGGCAGGATAAGGGACTCCTCCGCACCATCGACTTCCGGGCAAAAATGAAAAACGTCCGCAAGGCGGCCCAGCAGGCATATACCGAAGGGCGGCAAACCTGGGGGATCAACAAGTTCGCCGTCACCCTTGGCGACATAGTAGGTCAATCCGTCCCCAACGCCATACCCTATTTTGGCGTGTACAGCCTCCTCAAAGGATCCGGCACGCAACGCTATGAAGAAGGCGTTGCCCTTGGACTTTCCCGTGAAGAAAACGCCAAACGCGCATCCCTCTTCGGGGCGGCGGACACCCTGGAAGAAAAAATCGGCATGGGCGTCCTTGGCAAAGTTCCCGTGCTGGGACGTCTCCTGAACGCCGGCCTCAACAAAACGGGCCTTTCGTACAATTCCCTCCGCGCCAAATACCTCGCCAGTGAAACCGCCCAAATATGGGGCAACACCGCGGCGGGCGTGCTGGAAGAAGGCATTGCGGAACCCATCGTCGGAGGCGCTACCCGCGCCGTCATGAGCAATTTCCTTGACGATGAATGTGGCAAGGCCTCCCTCTCCTCCATCCCTAGAGACATTCTCCACAACTTTGAAGGCTACCATGGTCTCGCCCTTGCCTTCTACTCCCGCGGCTTCGTCAAAATCGCAGAACCCCAAATCCGGGAAAACGCCAAGCATTTCGCGGAATCCCTGGACGGATTTACCGCTCTCGGCGGTTCTGAATCCGGTTACCTTCGCGCCCTGGAAATCAAAGACACCGACGCCCGCAACGATTTTATTGCCGAACACCTCAAAACCGAATGGGCAAACAACCCGGAACAGGCAGCCCGCCGGGCGGAACAGGGAAACGCCGCCATCCTTGGTACACAGGAAATCGCCCAGCTCCGCGAATTCGAATCTTTCCGCGCCTTGCAGGAACGCGGCGTCATTCTCCGTTTTGAACCAGCGCAGGAAACGGGCAAATACCGTGTCTATCTTGACGCGGAAACAGCGGAAACCCGCCGGAAGGCCCAACCTTCGGAGGAAGGGACCTCCGAAGAATCCCCCGCGGCGGAGCAAACGCAGCAGGGGCAGGACTACGCCCTCATGACGGAAGACCAGCTCAATACCCTTCTCACCCTTTCCATCGGAGAACGTGAACGGGACACCATCCTGTGGGCGCAAAATCTTCTCGCGGCGGAAAACGTGGTAGATTACCTCGAACAACAGGGATGGAAAACGGAAGACATCGGACAGACGGAAACAACCGCTACTCTCCGCACCCTCGCCCGGCAGGCCACCGCCACCGTCCGCCTGCTGGAAGCCTCCGGCATCACCCGGCAGGAAGCCCTTGCCTCGGTCAACCCGGATATCTCGGAACACGCCAGCCTTCAAAGCATCATTACCGCCTATTCCGGTTCCAAAGGCAGGGCGGCCACCGCCCGCCGACGCGGGGAACAAACTTCCTTTGCCTCGAATGCCTATGTTATCCGCCAGCAGGATCCGGTCAACGGCGGCTTCCAACAAATACTGCGCTTCTCCCGCGGAGAGGCCACGGTGGAAAACCTGTGGGAGGAAACCATGGAACAGGCCGCCATCAACTGGTGCGCCCAAGAAAATCTTTCCCTGTCCACCTTCGGCAGCCAGCTACAGGACATGCAGCGCGCCGTCAACCAGCTCTACGGAGAAGAAGGGGGCATTCAGTTCATCGGCCTTGACACCGTTCCCACTCCTGGCGACGTCGTGGAAGCTCTCTCCCTCATCGGACGTTCCCGTCTTATGTACGACGTTGTCGCGGGCACCAGCAGCCTCCCTTCGTGGATTCAGAAACTTGTCCGCTTCATTTCCTCCTTCCTCGAACAGTTCCGGGGCAAGGCGGAACTCGGCCACGCCATCGCCAAACTGGAATCATCCGGCCAGCTCACCCCGGAAATGCAAAACCTCATCAACGCCATGACCGGGGCCGTGGATTCCATCCATGCGCAGGATATCCGGCAGGAAGCAGACATCGTCACCGCCATTGAAAGCTCCATCGCGGAACATGAAGCCGCCTTCACTCGTGCGGGCACCTCCCAAACGAAAACGCTGGAAGATATCCGGGCGGAACTTGACGACGTCGCCGCCCTGCAGGAACAGCAGCAGGAACAGGCGGAATCTCCAGCCACGGAAACCCAGCCGGATCCCGCCCAGCCGGAACCGGACGCCAATGCTTTCATCGCCCCTGACGGTACAGTTCTTGCCCCCGGACAGGACAGCCGGAAAGACGCTGCCACTGATAGCCCCTTCATCGGCGGCAACTACATCCAGATCGGGGAAGCCCGCCTTGGAGCCGTCCCCACGGCATCCATTCTGCACGCGGAAGACCTCGCTCAAACCAAACGCAATGCGGATTCCAGCGGCCTCACCAAGCCTCTCACCGGAAAATTCAAAAGGGAGACCACCCCCGTTTATCTCCTCCATCGAAACAATGGAGAGCTTCATATTTTTTCCGGCAGGCATAAACTCGCCCTGTCCAGAGAAAACGGCATCGACCGCATCGCCGCCTACGTCTATGAAGAAGACGCTGCCCACACCCCGGAATGGGCGCGGTATGAAGACATCCGCCTTAATATCCTTGATGAGCAAGCTACCATTACGGAAGTAGCCCTTTACGCCCGCCATCTTAAGGAAGCGAACCCGGAAGCGGATGTCGTCGCAGACATGACCCACGAGGGCCTGGTACGCATCCACCCCCAGCCGTGGCGGCGTACTCCCACCCAAATAGGCGCATTCATTGGAGCCAACGCCAGCCCTGACTTGCTCGACCGCCTCAAAAACCCGGATAATTCCCTCATGGATGAAAAGGCGGCCTACACTATTTGCCAGCTCACCACGGACGCGACCGTTCAGCAATGGGCCGGGGGCCAAATCCAGCAGGGACAGTCCATTGACGATATTGTCGCAGGCATCCAGCAGCGTGACGCCGCCGTCTCCGGCGGTCAAATCGAATACGACATGTTCGGCAACGCCATCTTCAACAACGCCGAATTCGACCACGTCACCCGCTATGTCAACGCCTGCAAGGCAGAAATCTCCCGCGTAGAAGCTCTTCTCAAAAGTAAAAAACGCATCGCCAAAGACCAGGCGCTTGCCCGCCAACTCGGCCTCTCCATTGACCAGCACACGGATATTGCCTCCATCCGCAAGCAAATCGCGTCCCTCAAAATTGCCTACAACAACATCGGCGTCCACCCGGAAATCACCGCAGCGGGCCGCCTCTGGAAAGAAGGGGAACCTGTTTACCCACTCAAAGATATCCCCGAACTCCGTCTTGAAAACGTAGAGGAAACGGATCCGGCAAGCATTCGGGAACCACGCCCGTTTGATGACGGTGAAATGCTTTTCTCCGCCAGCCTCACCCCCATCCGGGAATCCGCCGCAAACGTCCAGCCAGAAGGCAGCCGTGCCCCAAGAATTAACGTGTTTTGGCATGGTGTGGAGGAAAAAGACTACCGCGCTCTTCCTGTGGAAGAACAAGAACGCCTTGCCAACCGCGGCCTTGATGAACTTTACCCCATGGCCGAGGCCGTCATGCAGGATTTTGATTCCATCGTCCGTGGCATCGGGGAACACCTAGGCCTGCGCGTCATGATGCGGCAAACCCTCAAAGGCCGGGCACGTGCCTTGCAGAAAACCGTGGGAGACAACAAAGGCGACGCAGGAAAACTCCTGGACGTCTTCGGGGGCACCCTCATCATGCCGGACAGTGCGGATTTCTCCCAAGTTATTTCAGAAGTCAGGGAATCAGGCATGACTATCGCCCGCATTAAAAATGGCTACAAGTCCTATGATCCCTACGGTTACGCGGATATCAAGCTCAACGTTCAAATGCCCAACGGATTCATCGGAGAAATCATCCTCATTGAAGAACATATGATGTGGATGAAAGAAGGACCCGGTCATAAAATTTACGAAGTGGGCCGCACTCTTCAAGACGAGCTGGAACGCAATGAAACGAATCCCGTTTATAGTAAAACCCGACGCCGGCTTGTCACAGGTTATGTAGAAACTCTACAAAAACTTTCCCGTGCCTATTACAGCAATCAGGGGCAGGAACTCATCAAGAATGCCGAACAGGAAGCGCGGGAAGCCTATTCAAAATTGCAGGGCTGGGCATTCTCCAATGCCTCTGCCAATGAAGAAAGCGGAATTGTTCCATTGGCGGGATTAGGAGAGGAAATGTACTCTGATTCAATCAATCTGGCAGAACCATCTTTAGCTACAAGCACTTGGTACGTGTTTCCAGAGCTATCCTTAGCCCAAGAGGCGTCTCCGTCTCCCCTAGTCCAGAATTTAACCAGTTCCACGTCTGATGCTCTCAATAACATATCCGCAGGTAATGTAGCATCGTCCCTGTACAATGTCAAATCAGCCCTCGAACAAGCGGGGGAACAAGAAGACATGACGTTGAAAGCCGCACAGGAACATGGCTTGTTCAAGTCCGGCCATTTTGAGGCGGGCAACGCTGTGATCACGGAACCGGGGGTGACGTTCTCCATTACTGCCCTGCATGCCTCCCCTCATTCTTTCCGCAAGTTTTCTACGGATTTCATGGGTAAAGGAGAAGGAGCGCAGGCGTATGGCTGGGGGCTGTATTTTGCCCAGAATCCGGAGGTGAACCGGGATTATATGAACTGGTTCGCGCAGGATAATGCGACATGGAAGTTCGGCGATGTGGAGACTTCCGATATGGAGGTGATGCATCAAGCCCTGGCTGACAGGTTGTTGCCGAAGGATGCCCTGCCGGAGGTGAAGGAAGATGCGAGTGATATGATCTGGACTGTTCTCGGCGATTTGTCTGACGCCAGAGGGGATGAGGGAAAGATAGAAGCGATTAAGAAAGAGTTGCGCGAGGACATTCAACATTCCATGGAATACGGGAGTACGTACCACCAGACGCTGGAGAAGATGGTCCAGCTACACGGCGTTTACCGTTCCCTGATTGATCTTCTGGACGAGATAGAGGTCAGGCCGGGTTTCCCTTCCAATTACAAGGTGAATCTGAATGTGGATGATTATTTTGACTTCATGGAAGGTGGGGATCTGCTGTTTTGGGATAAAAGGTACAGCTCATCTACAACATCCAAAATAGAGGATTGGCTTCTGGATGAGGATAAACAGGAAGCGTATTCTTTGTTCGGTTACAAGGATCCGGGAAATGGGTATTGGATGGGGGGCGAGATTTACCGCTCGTTGGCGGATGTTTTGGGAAGCCCCAGAGAGGCAAGCGAGTTTCTGTTAAGGCATGGAGTGAAGGGCATCAGGTACGCCAACGGCTATACCCGCGGTAAGGCGGAGGAAGAGCAGACGTATAATTACGTGATTTTTGACGGGAACGACATCAAGATTACGGCGTTTGCGGATGAGTCCACCGGGGGAGCGTGGGCGGATTATGAGGATCCGACGGCGAGTTTTTCCCTTGCTCAAGCCTCCGTCATTTCAAGGCTTATTCTTGCACCCCGCGCCAACGAAGCCAAGGCCCGCTCCCTCATCCGCGGCATCGACGAAGCCATGAACCGCTGGAACATTGCCGCATCCGCGGACATCACCCATGACAGCGCAGCCCGAACCTTTGGGGAACTCAACTCTATCCTCGCGGAAATTCAGCGGGTCCTGCCGGACAACTACAAAATCAACATGCGCCCCTACCTCAACTTCGGGGCAGCCTACGCCCGTATGCTGGAAACCGGACGCATCTGCTCCTACGGCAAACTTTCCCCGGAACAAAGAAATACCCTTGCGGCGGAACTTCAAACCCTCATGGACTCGCCGGACATCCTCACCGCCATTCGCGGGGAAGTGGCTGATCAAATCTCCATTCGTCAGGAAACAACAGGAAGAGGAGGCCCGGAATACGCTCAGGCATACCGAACCCAACAGGAAGATATCGTCCGCCAGCTTGCCGAAGGAAGGCTTAATACCCTCCTTACCGCTATCATGACCGACGTTCGCGGGCAGCTTGAACAGTACCTCAAAGACGAAAGCGTTGCCAAGGTTCTTGACCGCATCGCCCGTCTCATGCCCAAAAAGAAAGACAACGGAAAATACGGTAAAGGATCCCTTCCGGCGGATGCCTATCGTACCCTTGGCCAATACCTTGCCATGCTCAATGCGGATGCTTCCGCCGTAGAAGCGGAAACAGCCAGATTGGAAGCGCTTATCCGGGACGTCTCCCTCAACCAGACGGAAGCGGCGGAAGGAGAAACCATTTTCATCCCCTACGAATATGCGGGAAGGAAAGAAACCCTTACCCTTGACCAGCTTGAAAGTAAACTGGCGGAGTGGCAAACTTTCGGAAACCTGGCGGACATGAACCTTGATGAAACCCGCTCGGCCATGGAAGCCATCATGACCTATATCCAGACTAACCGCACGGCATGGGGGCAGAAAAACCAGCAGGAAGCATGGCAGAATGAAAAACTCGCCTACGACATCTCCAACTCTATCCGGCAGCATATCACCGTAGATGAACAAGCCGTCCGCGACGCCAACGAAAATGCGGCCAGCTCCCGCGTAGAATGGGCGCGCGCCTGGGTCTCCGGCCTGCAATCCTTTTCCCAGATGCTCGAAAGCCTCTCCGCCATCGACGGCATGAAGGAACTTTCCCAATACGGCATCTCGGAAATAGCCAAAGCCAATGTTTCCCTCAACACGCGGGAAAATAACCATGCCGCCGCCCTCACGCAAATCATCCGGGAATCTGCCGGATTGCAAACAAAACGCGACATAGAACGCTGGATCCTTGACTCCAAGCTCACCCGCGACACCGGGGCCGTCACCGCCCCCGTCAGGGAAAAAGCCGTCACCCTCGATATCCAGACCGCACAGGAATACATCGACCTCATCGAAGCCGACGACAGGGAAGGCTTTGAAGCCAAGCGGCAGCACATCATGGAAACCGCCCGCCGCCAAGGCATCCGCCCCGAACGCCTCGGACTCATCTCGGAAATGGACATCCCCGCGCTCATGGACGAACTCGACGCCCATCCCAGGGCCGGGAAAATCACCATCACCAGCCGCATCCCTGACAAAAAGGGAACAGCCCGCCCGCTGCGCCTCTCCAAAGCGCAGGCCATGTACCAAATTCTCCTCTACGAACAGGACAGGTACAAGCCCAACTTCGAGCGGCACGGCTATACCGGGCAAACCATGCAGGCCCTCTACCGCTACGTCGGACAGGACGGACTTGCTGTCGCCTACGGCCTCCGCGACTACATCAACCAATGCGGCATAGAACTTGCAGACGTTTTTGAAAAACTCACCGGAGTCCCGTTTCCCAAAGAAGAAAAATACTTCCGCGCCAAATTCAACCACCATGAAGGCGACGCCAAAACCGCCGTCATCGGAGAAGGCAACAACATCATGGGGCATAAGTATTCCATGCTCATCACCCGCAAAAAACACAACCTCGGCCTTGACCTTTCCGCGGACGTTTTCACCGTTGCCAACGCTTCCCTGGCGGAAACGGACAACTACATCTGCACCAAACACATCACTTCCAAATTCCGCGGCGTCCTCTCCCATGGTTACGCAGCGGACGCCCTCAAGGTCAAAATGGGAGCGCAGCGATACCGCCAGCTCATCACGTGGCTTGACCTCATCGACGGAGCGGGCACCCTCGAAGCCGCCCAGCTCATGGCCCATTCCAAATTCGTAGGCCGCATGCAGGGAGCCAAGGCAAACGCCCTTCTTGCCTACAATCTCCTCACCTGCATCAAGCAGACCTCCGCCATCCTCCACCCGCTCGCCTCCGGTAAAATCGGCCTCGGAGAACTCATGAAAGAATATTCCCTCATGCTCTCCGGCAACAGCCACTTCACCTTTGCGGACATGATGCGGACAGACGCCTTCCAATCCCGTTTCAGAAAAGAACCCGTCATCCGGGAAATCCTCAACTACGGCGCAGACCAGCACTTCGGGTATGGTAAAAGGATCGCCATGGCCGGAATGGTCCCTCTGGAAAAAATGGACGTATGGAGCAACGCCGTTTCCCATACCGCCCTCGCAAACGCCGTCTTCCGCAAGCTGGAAAAGGAAAACACCGCCCGCATGCGCAACGGGGAAGAGCCCATGAGCACCGCAGACATGGAGCAAATCGCCCTCGACGAAGTCCGCCAATCCCTTGAACTCGCAGCCCAGCCCACGCGCACCGCACAGAAATCACAGCTCCAAGCGATGGGCGGCACCTTCGTCCGCCTCTGGACATTCATGGGCAGCGAAGCCATTAACAAATTCGGCAATCTCGTCACCTTCGCCCAAAAAGGCCAGTGGGGCAAGCTCGCTGCCGCATGGGCCAGCCTTTCCCTGTGGGAACAAACCATGGTAACGCTCTGGATGCTCCTCATGAACCCGCCAGGGGATAAAGACAAGGACAAGGAAAAGTTCTGGAAAACGCAGGCTGTGGCTTTCCCCTCCGCCATGCTCGGATCCGTTCCTGTCGTGGGAGCAACGATTCAGACAGCCCTTCAAACCTTCGGCCTTGCTCCCTACTACGGCAACTACGGATCCCAAATCATCCCCGCCGGAACAGCCATCTCTAAAATCAAAAGGGCCACGAAGAAAAAAGCTACTTGGCAGGACACTTTTAACGCCTCCCTCGCCGTCCTTCAATGCCTCGCCATTGGCGGCGGCGTTTTCTCGGACTCCCGCTCCAAGCCAGTTGCGGAAACCGCCTCCGCCCTCATTGGACTATCCGCCGCGGCCAATATCCCAAAAGTCGCCGTTAAGGCAACCGAAGAACCCAAAAAGAAAAGGCGGTAAAAAGTATCGCCGCGGCTCCGGAGAACCGCGACGACCTTTGGACACTTGCCTGAAACGAGGCAAGGCGTTCAGCATATCACCTCCTTTCACGTTCTCGGAAGAACTTCCTTGTGTCATACAAAAGAGAAACAGAAGAAAAACCTTGTTTTAGTATCGTGGAGATACTAAATTAAGCATGTCGGCAGGAGATTGGACACCTCCTCCCGATGGGTTCCGGCCTCCGGGACTCAACGCCTGAAACGAAAAAACAATGAATACCGAAATCAAAAATGAAAACGTCGTGGCTCTGCTTCATGCGGTAGCCGTTTCCTCCGGTCTTGTCAAAAAAGGCCTGCCATGGTGCAAGCGCGTAAAAGTCGCTCCCGGTTCGATCTCCTTCAACATGTTCGGGCCTACGGAAGACTCCAATGCCTGGCAGGTCTCCTTTCATCTCTCCTCCCTTCGTTCCAGAAAGAAGGTAGATGAACTCCTGCACAACCTCGCCATTGCCGCCATGGACTTCAAACTCTACGACGGCTACGAACTCCGCTTCTGCAAGGCGGACAAATACGTCAGCATCATTATCCCGGACAATGAAAAATATGCAGCCTGAACCGAACGCCAACCAAGGAAACAAAGCCATGAACGAATACATCAACGACATTTCCCAGCAAACCGCGGAACGCGCCTTCAACGGAACCAGCTTCTCCCCTGACAGACGCGGGGAAAGCCTGCGGCGCGAATACGCAAATGACCTCGCCTCCTTCCAATCCGTCTTGGAAAAATACATGAAGGGGGAAGACGAAGACAAAATCGACGAAGAATTCGAGCGTTTCCGCTCCGGCCTCAAGCAAAGATACCTTGCCTACTGCTCGTCACACTCCCGCTGCATGTCCGCCTTCATCGTCGGCCCGGCTCGATTTCCATCGGCACGCATGCAAAAATACTCCGGCTGGGCAGACAACAAAATGAGGGAAATCAGCTCCTTCATCGAACGGGCGGAAAAATCCGTCAAAAGGAGATACTTCAAAGACCCCAACGGACCCATCAAATCCAGTGACCCGGATGCCGTGGAGCGGCTGGAAGCCAAGCTTTCTGCTTGCCGCAAAACGCAGGAAACCATGAAAGCCGCAAACGCCGTCATCCGCAAAGCCAAGGGAGACAAGGATAAGGCTATGGCCGGACTCGTTGAAATGGGATTAAGTGAACAGACCGCCGCCAAAATTCTCACGCCGGACTACTGCGGCAGAATCGGCTTTTCGACTTACACTCTCGCTGGCAACAACGCGGAAATAAGAAGACTCGAAGGCCGCCTCCGTAAAATCAAAACTGCCAAAGAAACCACCCCGGAAAAAATAGAAACGCAAACCGGAATCATCATTGAAAAATGCCCGGAAGAGAATAGAATAAGGCTCTACTTCCCGGACAAGCCGGACGAAACTGTCAGGGGCAGCCTCAAGGCAAACGGATTCCGCTGGTCGCCTCGCCTCAAGGCATGGCAGTCCTACATCAACTGGAAGACGGAACGCTACGTCCAGAAAGAAATTGTCGCATCACAAACTGGTGCGCTCATTGAGACATGACCACTCCTGAACAATTCATTGAATGGGTAAAACAAATACTCAACATCAGGAAAACCCCCGCCGTTGAAAAAGCGGCGGGGATACTTGGAGTTACGCGCCTCACCATCTTCCGCTGGCTCAACGGAACCATGCCGCCCAGCAAAACTGCTTCCCTCCTCATGGACCGCATCATCAGGGACAACACGGACTGGCTCCCCGAACGTGCCGCCGCTTTCGCCCGGCGGGCCCATGAAGGCCAGACCCGAAAATTCACGGGCGCCCCCTACTACACCCACGTCGAAAGGGTGGCTGCTCTTGTCAGGGAACGCACGGACAGGACGGAACTCATCGCCGCCGCCTATCTCCACGACACAATGGAAGACTGCGGCGTCACCTATGAAACTCTCGCGCAGCACTTCGGCCATGCCGTCGCAAACATTGTCCATGCCCTCACCAATGACAATGCTCGGAAAAAGCAACAGGGAAAAGTGCGCTATATGATCGACAAGCTCACGGCCATGAACCCGGATGCCCTCCTGGTCAAACTCTGTGACATCCTCAACAATATCTCGGAAACCCATTCCGCCAATCAGGCTCGTAACTACATCCTCATCATGGATGGCCTCCTTTCCAAGCCCCCCCTTGCCTGGAATCATACTCACGCGGATCTTGTAGCGCAAATCCTCGCGGCCTACCGGCAAAACTGGTCATAGGAAACTTTCTTTATATGCAGTTCGGAGATTTGAGGATAAAATTATTAGCATAATAAAAATGGCAACAAAAAACGAGGATAAATTACCATCCGCATTTTTTACTGATGCAAAGAATTCTTTTTTTGACAGTAAAAAAGCCATGTCTGTTTTGAAAGAGTCTTCGATAGATCGAAGTAAACGACAGAAAGAGAATATAGAAAAGGTATTATCAGGAGAACAAATTAAGCGGCATCATAGTACGGTCTTTGAAAAAAAGAAAAACGTGTGTAGCGCTTCCATTCAGTGCTGTTTAATATGGGCCATTGTTGCGATAGCCGGAGGTTATGGAGTATTTCTTATTTCCAAGGATTCGTGGTTTCACTTTCCTATTGTCCTTTTGTGGATCCTGTGGATCGGTATAGGCGAAATTGCATTTTTGACGGAGCTTGAAAAGAAGCACAAAAAAGTTGCCGTTTGGCTTTTTATCATCCAGATAGTAGCCCTTTTATTGTGGGGGATGTTCTCCTGAAAATCAGGAGTGAAAACATGGATGAGAATTATTTATTAGCCCCGCCACAAATTTTACAGTTGTTGCCGCTACCGGTATCACTCCAATACCCTTTACAGTTGTTGTAGTATCGGCAAGAAGAGTTATGTGTCTTCCCAGTTGAACTGATCCAGTATTTCTTTTGTGCAGCTTCTACTTTTACAGAGGGCTGAATTCTTTCTGCCAAAGGCATACCGGCAGAAATAAATGACAAAACAACAATAGAACAGACACAGGCAAGTAGTTTGATCATAATTATTGTATGAATTTATTTTTGATATAGATTAAGACACAAAAATTAAAAATATAAATCTTAGAAAAATTATTTTTTCTTCATATAAATGCTTAAATGTGCATCGAACCAACTTTCTCCATAACCTATTCCATTTTTTATCAGATGAATATTTTTTTCTCCGAAAAAGATAAATTTTGAAGGATGAAAAAAACATTTTATTTCAAGTGTTTTTTCTATTTTATTTTGTTCTTCACTATTTGAAATAGTCCCCATAATTTGAAGAATATATAATTGTTGTGGAGGCGTAATAGAAAAAACAATTTTAACATACGAGTTCTTTTCTTCTTCGGTTAAAAAATCTGATTTTAATATATAATCCATCATTCCATAAAAACCAATTACCCACGGAATCACATCAAAATAAGCCTCCTCAAATGCGATCCATATTTTATTATATTCTTCTTTATGGGTTATCAAATTTTCCAGAGAAAAATGCGTAGCTGTTCTTATATTTTGCACGCACTTTCTAAAATTTTTAATAATATCTGAAATTGCCTTATTTTCTGAATCATATTTAATGAATATATCTTTTCTTAAATAGTTGACATGCTCAATATACTTAAAAAAAAGATTTTCGAATTTCTGTATATCAAACAGTCTATTTTGAATTGAAAATTCATCAGATTGTCGTTTTAATTCCTTACGCTGTAACTCCAAGTCCTTTCTTTGTAAAAGAATAGTAGCAATAAGACCAACAAAGGCTAATCCTGTAAAAAAAGTGTTTAAGACACCATATTGATCTCCAAATCCACCAGCACATGTGGGTTGAGAATTACCCGTTAGATATGAGAGAATAGGACTGAAAAAAAATGTAAGTATAAAGACTATAAAAGAGATTCCAATGATCCACCAAATTTCAGATTTAGCTTTCATTTTTCCACTATTTAAGCATTCTCCCACCTATCCAGCGTTTCCACATAGATGCCGGAGATTTTGCCGCCGTCCATGGGTTCGATGTCTCCGAAGTCGGGGTTGATGGGATGGAGGGTGTATTCCATTTCACCGGTTTCCGGGTTTTTCCTGCGAACCAGTTTTTTGAGCGTCACCCCGCGTTCATCATGGTATTGAACAATGGTTCCAGGTTTGGGGATGGGGGGGATGGTGTATTTTTTCATGATGACCACGGAGCCGTCCGGGATGGAGGGTTCCATAGAGTGACCGTTGACGCGCAGCAGGTATTCCCCTTTTTCCAGTTCACGGTATAGCCGGATGTCCTGCGGAATGGTGTCTCCATCCGCCAGGTTGCCGGCGGCAATGTTGCCGATGATTCGTCCCTGGGCTTCCAAGGGAGAGGCTGTGAATGTTTCTACTGTGGTAAACTTCTTGCGGGCAGCCTCTTTTTCTTTGGCGGCGTTTTGAATGGCGGTATTGACGAATTCCAGGAAGGTTTCTTTATGGGCTTTAGCAGCCTCACAGATGATGTCCCATTCTTCATCTGTGAAGTCGATGACGATGCGGGGAGAGGATTCGGCTTCTCCGTTCATCAGGCGTTGAATAGCTAAAATTGCTTTGGCAGGCATTTCCCTTCCGGTAGAAAGCCAATCATCCACCGTTCGTTTGGTTGCCCCACATTGTTTAGCAAGCCAAAAACGATCTCTCCCAACGGTCTTGAGCCATTTTTTTATGTCTTCTTTGGTCGGCGTCATACGTTGATTTTACGGACTTTTTCGGTAATCGCAACTCTTTTTTATGACTTGAATACGATATAACTCGGTATATTTTTATTGATCAATACCGAAAAAATCAGTAAATTAAGCTCATCAACTACGAGAGACATGAAAACAGAAATCGACTTAGACAAATTGCCGGACGGCTGCAAGAGCCATCTGCTGGCCGAAGCGGAAGAAGGGTTGAAGCCTTCGGAGGCTATTATTCGCATCATTGAACGAGAATCATTCCGCAGGGGATTCCGTGTTCACTTGACTACGGCCCGCAATCTTCCCCGCCCGAAGAACCCCAAGAAGCCCTCAGCCTAATGGAAGAAGCCCTGATCGAAGAATTGAAGCTGCTCGGCTGGCACGAGCTTTGACTAATCGCCCGGCCCAGGTGGGGCCTAAAAACCAAAATACACAAATCGGTAGATAAGAATAATACGGTCTGGCAGGCGCGGGGCATACCCGTCCGGGCGGCCATTTTAATTAACCGAACATGAGCACGAATGAAAAAACGTTGAAGAGTCTGGCGGAGGCCCTGGAAACCATAGCCAGGGTGCTTAAGGAGGCTGCTTCTTCTCCTGTTCCGTCCTCCCCGGAGGCAGCGAGCGTGGGAATGTGCTGCACGGTGGACGAGTACGGGAGTGCGAGGGATGTCGCCGAGCGGTTCCATTACTCTTTGAGCGGCATTACTCCTTACCTGGAAAAAGGGGTGAGAGAAGGAGCTATCAAGAGGTTCGGCGGCCAACTCCAACCAGGCGGCAGACGGAGTGATTACCGCTACAATATGAGGCAGGTCGAACAATTTCTTTTAACAAATGGCAAATGAATACCTTGTTCCAATTCTTGGCAGGTGGAGCCTTTGGACTCTTCGCCGTCGGTTTGTTCTGGCTGGCGGTAGAGCTGGATAACGCCGAGCTGCAGGCCGGCAAGAGCCCGCATTCCGGGTTTACGCCGGATTGCCCGATTCCTTTTGACGGCTTGGAAAAACCGTCCCGCTCCACGCGGATCGTGGAAAGCAATAACCAATAGAATACCAATACAATGGACAATACCGAAGAAAAGAATGCGCAGTCCTGCACGCCGGACGAAGCCTGCTGCTGCGATACTGTTGCATCCACAAAAGAAGAAATCAGCGCCGCGCTTGATAACCTTGTTGATTTGATTAAGCGTTACGATGGGCGCGCTATTTTTTCCGCCTTTTTGGAGGTCCCGGAAGAAAGAAAAACTCGGCACATATTAGAATCCTCCAGCTCCGTTTTTCAGTCTGAGAGAATGAATTTCAAAGTTTACGGGTGGACGAGCGCTTTCGGCTATCTTCTCAAAGCAGGCGAATGCTTTGAGGGCAATGTAAAAACTATGGGAGAAGGCGTCCGTTTGTTCCTTGAACAACAGCAAAAAACGAAAATGAAGGTTCGGATGAATCCCATTGCCGCCATGCTCGGAATCGCTGGATGCGAGTGCGAGGAATGCGAAGACTGATTCGTCATCTATTATTAACTATTAGATCATCAATATTATGAGTGAAGTAACTAAACGACAAGTACCCGGAGATGTCTTTTTCGAAGGACTTTCCGAGATTAACGAAGGGGCTCTTTTGGAGGCCCTGGACACCAAGATGACCAGCCTTGTTTCCGCCGTGCTGGCAACCGGGAATAATGGTTCCCTGACTCTTAAGCTGTCCGTGAAGCGCAAAGGCGGCGTGAATCAGGTGGTGATTGAGCCGAAGGTTACGGCCAACATCCCGGATCCGACGATTGCCCCGCGCATTATGTTTGCCGATACCTCCGGCGCCCTGCATACGGACGACCCCGCCCAGGGGAAACTGGACCTGGATGCTCCTGTGAAGGTGACATTCCCGGCTGCTGCCGATGTTGATGCCGGAGTCCCCGCCAAGGTAGCTAAGCGCGCCTAAGTTCCCAACAACCACATAACAACATAAACATTATAGAATTAAATCATATGGATAACTTGAACGAAGAAACTCTGGCAGCCGTCCGCGTGCAGGAAGTGGCGAATGGCCGTGCCGCCGTCGTGCCGGATGGATATACCCTGTATCATCTGGATTGCCTGGGCAATACGCCCCCTCGCAAGGCCGGCAGTGTTCAGCTGCTGGACCTGGAAACGCTGGCAGATTTCGTGAAGGCGGAAGATGCCGAAAATGGCGTCAGGAGCGTGATTTACGTGAGCGACAGAGAAGTAAACGCCGTGCTCAATTATTATTCCCCCGATGGTAATGGATGGGGGGACCACCAAGCCACCATGCAGCTCAACAAGACGGTGGAATGGGAGAATTGGACCAAATACGACGGACAAGCTATGTCTCAAAAGGATTTTGTTGAATTCCTCGAAGAGAACAGCAAGGACGTGAAGGAGCCCACCCCGTCTGAAATGCTGACGCTGGCGAGCAAGTTCGACATGCACCGCAAGGTGGAGTTTAAGTCTGCCTACCGGGCATCCGACGGCGAAACGAAGCTGACTTATAACGAAACGGTGGATTCCAAGAGCGGCGAACTGAATGTTCCTACCGAGTTCACAATTGCGATTCCTGTTATCCGAGGCGCTGAAGGAGATACCACGTATCAAATCAAGGTGCGCCTGCGTGTGCGCCTGGCTGATGGGAAGCTGTATTTTGTGTACCAGCTTGTCCGCGCGGACATCCCGGAACGCAATGCGATTAAGGATATTGCCGACAAGTTACAGAAGGATTTGCCGGAGAACCGGATTCACCGCGGCGCCGTGTGCCTGTGTACAAAATCCTCCTTCACCGGAGAAATCGACCGATAAAGTGAGTTGGCCGGGGCCAGCTCCAACTGGTCCCCGGCCTGTTACGAATGCAACCTGTAAAATTACAATTAGTAACGATTTATGAATACACTAATGAATTCCAATGGGCAACAGGATTTGATGACCGTTGCCGACAAATTAGACAAGCTGGCCGAAACCGGTCTTTGCAATGACCTGACTGGATTCAAGAAGGCATTTGCGGTCGCCAATGCCATTGTAGCCCTCCGGGAAGCACTGACTGAGGAAGTCATGAAGCCTATTATGTCTCTTCAAGGGTCCCCTCTTGGGTTCCGAACAGATAAGGACAAAGAGAAAGGCTATCCGGTTAATACGGTGCGGGAATGCGCCATTTCCGCCTTGTTGAAGGGGGTACAGATGACCGGAAACCAGTTCAATATTATTTCCGGGCGGGATTATATCACCAAGGAAGGTTTTACCGCTTTGCTGAAAAAGGTTCCCGGCTTGACTTACAGCATTGATTTGGGACTGGCCCGACTGAAAGAAGACAAGGGGGCGGTTGTTACGCCGAAGATCGTCTGGCAACAGAACGGCGGAAAAACCAACGAAAAGACGCTGGAATTGGCAATTCGGGTGAATACCGGAATGGGGCATGACGCTATTCTGGGGAAGGCGGAGAGAAAGGCAAAGTGCTGGCTTTACAATGAAGTGACGGGCAATTCTTATACGGATGCCGATGCGGAAGAAGCCGGACCCGATATGCGGAACGTAACAGGGACTTCCAAAAAGTCTTCCGCCGGCAATCCTCTTGCGGGCGCTGCTGTGCCTCCGCCAGTGGCGGCGGCATCCAGGCAGGAAGAAAAGCCCCTTGAACCGGAAGTGGTTTCTTCGCCCACTCCTACTGATGATTTGAAGTTGGAACCGGAATCTGCCGTGAGCGTGGCAGACCTGGAAAAACTGTTGCGTGACCACGGCGTGACGATGCCCCAGGTAGTGAATTTCTGCCGGGGCCGGCAGATTTATTACGTGCAGGGAGCCAGCCGGGAAGAGACGTTCCCGCCCAAGACGCTGGAGTGGCTGGTGGCGAATTTCAACCAGGTAGTCGCCTGGGTGGGAGCCTCCGGGAAGTAAGTATGCAGGATAGAAAGGACATTTGACCATGGATGTTTTAGATTTGTCGGGTTTTGCGACTTCCGGCGTGGCTTGTGGCCGGGTAGATAATCCCCAGGCGTACCACGATTCCAAGAAGGGGATTCCTCACTGTGTCTCCAAGTCCATGCTGACGGATTTCGCCCGGAATCCCTATAAATGGAAGTATCGGCAGGATGAAGGGATTGAGAAGGTTTCCCAGGGGTTCCGGTTTGGTTCCCTGGTGGATTGTCTGGCCCTGACGCCGGATCAGTTCCAGAGTCAGTATCTCGTGGAAGAGTGGCTGCCGGGAGTGAATAAGAACGGCTCCGTGTCCAAGACGAAGCAGGACGACGGGCAAGCAGCCCGCTGGGCGGCGTTTGCCGACCGTGGGGGAGCCGTGCTGACGCCAGAGGAGTACGCCGAAGCGCAGAAGGCCGTGGGGATTTTCAATAATTACCTGCGCACCGAACACGGGCTGGTGCTGGGGGATTCGTTTGATTCCCAGGTGGCGATGTATAAGACGCTGCTCATTGAGTACGCACCGGACAAGCCGCCGGTTCCGATTACGATTACGGGGATGATTGATATCCTGCCTCACGATGAAGAGATGCCGATTATTGATATGAAGACGACTTCCACGCCCGTGGAGGATTCCGGCCTGATTGACCGGGATATGGCCCGCTACGGGTACGGCTGGCAGGCTGCCTTGTATTGCGATTTGTATGAAGCGATTTTCGGGATACGCCGGATTTTCATGTTTGTGTTCATGGAGTCGGCAGCTCCTTACTGCATTTCCGAGGTGCGGATGGATCAGGAGGCCCTGGAGCATTACCGGGGGCAGTATATGGCCGCCCTGCGCCAGTATGCCGAGTGCGTGGCGACGGGGATTTATCCGGGAGCTGTGGCCTTGCCGCGGTATTTCCGCATTCCGCGCTGGGAACTTAAAAAGGGATGGGAAGGAGGTGAGGTATGAGCCGGAAATCCAATCTCAAGGTGATTGAAGAAATAAAGTCCCTCAAGTCTCGCATGATAGAGGGTTTTACTCTTGAAACGAGGTTTGACCAGATGTGGACGATTCTTGAAAATTACGATTTGACAGAAGTAAAACTGACCAACGGCAAACATATTATCCTTTGCGTGCGCATACTGCATAGAAATACATGCAGGAATAATAACATTCTTGCCAACTCTGCCTTACGGATCATTCGCACATTTATAAAAGAGGAAGGAGGTGCGGCATGATGACCACGCTGACCATTACCTTGCCCCACACGCCGCGGGAACTTTCGCCCAACGCCAAGACTCCCCTCACACAGAGGGGGGCCGTTGTGGCAAACAAGAAGAAGGTGTCTGCCAAACAACGTGCCCGGACGATGGCGTGGGCAATCACTAGGGAAGCCCTGAAAGGACAGAAGTTTGTACCCACTCACTACCGGGTAATCTGGTATTTCAAGGGAGACCCGCCCGATGATGATAATGTCCTGTCACGCTGTAAATATTATAAGGACGGGGCGTGCAAGGCCATGAAGATTGACGACGGCCCCCTGCGTTGCCTGGGAATTGACCGGGTTTATGATCTGGCCCGCGCCGGACAAGTAGAAATCGTGTTTGAAAGGAGGGAGAGTGAATGAATCTCCTGTACGTTGACCTGTTTTGCGGAGCCGGTGGAGTGACAACGGGTATTTCCCAAGTTCCCGGTGTGCATGTCGTAGCCTGTGTGAACCACGATGCCGATGCGATTGCCTCCCACGCCGCCAACCATCCGCGCACCCTCCACTACACCGAGGACATCAGGACGCTGGACACCGCGCCGATGGTCTCACGGCTGGAAACGATGCGGGCACGGTATCCGTGGGCGAAAACCGTCCTGTGGGCCTCCTGCGAATGTACCAATTTCAGTAGGGCGAAGGGAGGAAAGCCGCGCGATCCTGACAGTCGGAGCCTTGCAGAGCACCTTTACCGTTATATCGAGGCTCTCGAACCGGACTACATCCAAATTGAAAATGTGACCGAATTCCTCGAATGGGGGCCGTTAATTGAACAGGACGGCCAACTGATGCCGGATCCCGACCGGAAAGGAGACAGCATGAAAGACTGGACCGGCAACAACCGAACCCTTGGCGCCACGCTGGGCGCATCCAGTCACACCACCGAGGATCGGCAACGGGAAGACTACTACGCCACGCACCCGGACATGGTGAGAGACTTGCTCAACGCAGGCGCACCACTTCGGCGCCGTGTGTGGGAACCGGCCTGTGGTGCAGGTCATATTGTCAACGTCCTGCGGGAGCGGGGGCATGAAGTCTGTGCAACCGACATTGTTGACCGTGGATGTCCTGATTCCTGCGTACAAGATTTCTTGTGGGAGTTCGACGATGGCGAGATAGGAGACGTGGATATTATGACCAATCCTCCCTACGCCACAGCCCTTGAATTTGTCGAGCGTGCGCTTGCCTGCGTCAAGGATGGGGACTTTTCCAAAACCGAAGGCGGAGCCATTGCCTACGCTTGGTTTCATTGGATTAAAAACCACCGTAGAGACTGCATTATTAAATGGTTATGAACTACAACCCCAACTGACGTTTTTTTAATATGGCAACATCACGCATGATAAGAGAAGGGTTTCTCGACTCGGAAAAGGTCGCGGCCTTGTCGTGGCGTACCGAATGCTTCTTCCACCGGCTCCTGCTGGTGGCGGATGACTACGGCCTGTTTGATGCTCGCCCTACGGTATTGAGGACTCGCTTATTCCCCCTGCACCTTGACAAAGTCAGTAACCAGGACATTCAAGACTGCCTCCACGAAACGGAGGCAGCCGGGCTTGTAAGGGCATACTGTGTCGGGGGCAAGGATTACGTGCAGATCATCAATTTCGGGCAGCGCAGACAGAGCAAGCCCAAGTTCCCGCTTCCTGACGGTGAATCACCGTGTAATACAGTGAGTCACGGTAATACACGGGAATCTACGGTGAATCACCGTGAACCACGGAAATCCACCGCTTATACGGAGACGGAGACGAAGTCGAAGACGTATACGGAGTCGGAGACGTGCCCTGTAAGCCGGGGCGTAGAACAGTTCCCGTGGAACGCGGAGGAAGTGCGGCTTTTCATGGCGGCCCAGCTTATGGCTCCCAAGGGAGACGAGTTGAAACGGTGCGCAGAGTCGTTTTTTGATGATTTCAGCGCCCGTGGATGGCGGGACAGCAAGGGGATTCCTCTTGCCGATTGGAAGCCGGCAGCCCGGAAGTATGCCCGTTCCTGGGTCACGAATAATGCGCAGCGGGGACATCAAGGTTCGTCTGGGCGGAATGACGCCAACGCGGGAAGGAGGTACGAATGATGGATGATATTCAACGTTTGGCCGGGCAGGTTTCCGTGATGCCTTCCCAGGACGGGATTGTCCGCAGTTACAAGCCGGTACGGTACGATATGGGCGGGTTTGACGAGTCCGTTCACCCGGAGGTGCAGGCCATGCACCGGGAAGTGCAGTGGTTTATTAACGATGTGGTGAATAAGGTTCGTCCGCGCCGCTGGCTGTCCCTGCTGGGGGCTTCCGGGGTGGGCAAGACGCATCTGGCGGAGGCTGCCAGGGATGCGCTGACTAAATCACGCCCCACGTTGCCGATTCAGCTTTGGAAGTGGCAGAAGGTGGTTTCCATGCTTCGTTCCGGGGATTGGGCGTTTATTGAATATTTGGTTAAAGAGGTGTACGTGCTGATTCTGGATGATATTGGCGCGGAGAATACTTCCCCCGCTATTCTTTCCGCCCTGAACCGTGTTGTCGATGGGCGGCTGGGGAAATGGACGATGCTCACGTCTAACCTGCTGCCGGACAATATCAGGGAGACCTTGGACGCCCGGATTGCCTCACGACTCTACCGCGGCAATAACGTGGTGTGCCGGGTCAAGGATGCGCCGGATTATTGTTTTGAACGGTATATGAGAAGGGAGGAAGGGAGATGAAGCAGTCAGAGTTTCTTTTCTCAAAAAGGATGAGGCTGAAAAATGTTCTGCGTGCCCTGTTGCGCCAGAACAGGGAATGTTCCATTTCCATGTATCTTTTGTTGCTCGAATTGGACGAAGGGGAGCTTTCTTCTTTGGCTTTGGAGCGCCGCCTTGGAATCAAGGCTGTGCGGATGCTTATTCACGAGGCGCAGAACCGGAAAGACCGCTGGATTACATACAGAGAGGAACCGGGCAGCGGCAAGATGTGGAGGTTGACACAGGAGGGACGAGGCGTGTTAAATCGGATGCGGAATCAAATTGGCGAGATATGACGGATGGCGGGTTGAGCAAGGAGGAATTGGATTGGTGCGCCCTGGTTGTTACGGGTGTGACAAAGGGCGAGGCAGTTAAAAAGGCGTTTAACAGAAGCGATTTATCGGACGCGGCAGCAAGGCAGAAGGCGTCAAGGTTGTCACGGAAGCCGGAAATTGTCACAGAGTTGTCACGCTTGAGACAGGCAACGGAGCAGGCGCCGGCGCTGCGAAAGGATCTGCCGGCCATTCTGACGCGGCAGGAGGTAATGAAGAGGGTGCTGGACGTGGTGGAGGATGCGGAGCGGGACGGAGATAAATTGAAGGGTCTGGAGCTTTATAGCAAGCTGGCTGGATATTCCCAGCCGGAACAGGCCGTTCAGGTGAATGTGGCCGTGGGTACTTCTTTTTCCGCCGTGATGGAGTCGATCGAGAAAGGGGAGCAATAGAAAAGCCGCCCTTTTTTGTCCGGTTAGATTGTAGGATTCCCTATATAGCGGCGGATCTGGGGGCGTGGCATGGTGGCCTTTGTGGATGCAAATGATACTCCTTTGACGCCGGATCAGGCGGATGTGCTGAAAAGGTTTCTTTCCGATTCTGCCGCCCGGCTGAATCACCTGTACTGGATTATTGACAAGGATGGGCGCCCCGTCCGGTTCAGGATGAATTGGGCGCAGCGGGAGTTGCACGATACGGCCCATACGCGCAATAATATTTTGAAAGTGCGCCAGTTGGGGCTTTCTACGTATATTGCCATGCTGATTCTGGATATGTGCCTGTTTCGCCCGCAGTTTAAGGCGGCTATTGTGGACAAGACTCTTACGGACGCGGAGGCGAAGGTTGCGAAGATTGCGTTTGCCTTTCAACGGCTGGACAGCCTGCCGGAGAATCCGACGGATTTGGATGTGGAGCTGGCCCGGATTGGATCCATGCTGAAAGCATACCATGCCGGCATTAAAATCAAGCAGCAGTCCATTGAATTCGCCAATGGCTCGTCAGTGATTGTGAGCGCGTCCGGGCGCGGCGGCACGATGCAGTTGCTGCATGTTTCCGAGCTGGGGTACATTGCGGCGCATGATCCGGTGCGGGCCACGGAAATTATTACCGGGTCGCTTAATACGGTAGGCAAGAATTGCCGTATTTACATGGAGTCCACGCATGAGGGAGGGAAGTACGGCATCAATTACGAGCAGATTATTGGGGCTATGGATATGATCGGCAAGCCGCTTTCCCTCCTGGATTTTAAGTTCTATTTTTTTCCCTGGTTCCGGCACCCGGAATATATGCTGGAAGGAGAACCCCATCCAACAGCGGAACAGCTCAAATATTTTTCCTCTATCGAAAAAGAATGCCATACCACGCTATCGCCTGGGCAGCGGGCCTGGTATTGCTCTATGGAGCGCGTGCAGCGCAGCCGGATGAAGCAGGAGTATCCTTCCACGCCGGACGAGGCGCTGAATCCCATTACGGACGGCACTATTTATTCTTCACAGATAAACGCCCTGAGGGAACGCGGTCATTTGAAAGCCCCGTTCGAGCCGGATCCTCACCGGCCCATTTATACAGTCTGGGATTTCGGCATTGGTGATTACATGTCTATTTGGTGGGTGCAGCCTGACGGGCGCGGGAAGTGGCTGCTGCTGGATAATTACACGGCGCACCAGCAACCCATTTCCCATTATATCGGCGTGGTGAGGGAGCATGAAGCCATGTGGGGGCGCTGCGCAGGGTGTATCGTGCCGCATGACGGCGCCAGAAGGGACATTCACCTGATTCCCCAGGACGCGGCGCTTTCCGATGCCGGGTATTCCGTTACGCGGGTTCCGCGGACCAGTAATTTGTGGGCTTCTGTGGATAATACGCGGGAGTTTCTGCTTACGTGCATTATTCATGAGCGGTGTTCCGAACCGTCCGTTTGCGAGGGCGTGAAGTTTATTTCCGGGGTGGATGCCCTGTCCAATTACCGGCTGGCTCCGCCCGGCCCCAACGGGACGCTGGCCCGCCAGCCGCTGCATGATTTGTGTTCCCACGCAGCGGATTCCCTGCGCACGTTTGCGGATGCCGTCAAGAAGGGGCTGGTTTCTCCGCTGCTGGGCTGGGCCAATAAGCCGAGGCGCAAGGAGCGCTCTTCTTATGTGGACAGGATGCTTTCTTAACCACGATTGATTGATATGAAAAGACTTGCATTTAACGGTGGGGAGATTTCCCCCGCAATGGCGTTGAGGGCGGACATGGATGTTTACGCCCGCTCCTGTTCCGAGTTGACGAATTTTGACGTAGCGGCCACAGGAGGCATTTCCCGGCGCCGGGGGATGCGCCATGTGGACGAGGCCATGGAGGGGTATTCCAGGCTAATTCCCTATACGTATTCCGGCGAGATTGTCTATTTGGTGGAGCTGTCGGCGAATAGGCTCCAGGTGAGGGATGGGCATTCTCCGTTTGATGTGGTGGCCGCTTTCGACGGCGGGGAGGATTGGAGTTATTCTGATCTCGACCGCGTGACCTGGTTGCAGATCAATTCCCTGTTGTTGATTTGTTCGTCGTCCTGCCCGCTTATGCAGCTTAAGATGGACGCGGGCGGCCAGTGGTCATTTGTTCCTTATGAGTTCAAGTGTCCTCCCTGGCAGACTTCCGATTTGAGGGACCGGGAGGTTACGGTGAAGCCGACAGATGGCGGGGGGATTTATTCGGTGGAGTTTGACGCGGAGGAAGAGGAGGACGAGACGGATCCGGATGCGGGGGATTTGCTGCGCGCTTCCTATTATACGACCAGGGCGGAGGCGTTCGAGACTTCTTCCCAGCTCCGGGGGGGAGACTGGTTTACGTTCGGGCCGGGGTCATCCGGCATTACCTCGGCGTCTTCTCATGCCGTAGGGGATCGCCTTGCTGTAGCGTCCGATCTGGTTCACGAGTGTTTCGTGTGCATTGCCGATTGGCAGGGAGTCAGCGATTTCACGCAGGGGTGTTCTTCTCCGGCTAATTATAAGGAGAATTTTTTGAGGGCGGAGGATTTGACGGGGTTTGACGATGTGGACGCCATTTTCGAATTGTCCAGCGGGCAGACTTACAAGAGGGGGGATAAGGTGCGGATCAAGTCCGGGTACTGGTCCCTTTATACCTGTATCCGGGAGTTTTCGCCGGAGGATTATGTAGCCGGGTATAGTTCCCCGGCGGATTATTCTTCTCATTTTGTCCGGGGCTGCCCTGTGGGGGATGCTCTGCCCTGCAAGGGGACGTGGAAGTTTTATTGTTCCGGCACCTGGTACGGGTCTTACGAGGTGCGCCGCTCCTACGATTCCGGTGATCACACGGCCTCCTGGGAGACGCTGGGGGAATCCATTTCTTACATAGGTTCCCCGGAAAATAATATTGTCACGGGCACGGAGGAGAAGGAGGAGTGTTTTCTTCGCCTTTATTTGACTTCCATTCGCTACAAAGGGGCTTCCCTGGCCGCAGGCTGGCCGCCGGATGAGTGTTCCAACCGGCTGATTGTGTCCGCCTACAAGCACGATATGCTGTTGAGGGTAGCGGCGGACGGTTTTTATCAGGACAGATCCGCCGTGCCCGTACAGTTGAGTTCTCCTTTGGTGACGGATGATTGGTCCTGGGGCGCGTTTAATTCCCGTTACGGGTACGCTTCCCTTGCAGAATTGCATGAGTCTCGCCTTGTGCTGGCTTCTACAGCACGGCAGCCCCAGACGATTTGGATGTCACGTGTGGATGACCTGGATAATTTTGACGATTCGGAAACGGATGATTCTTCCCTGATGCTTACCATGTCCACGTCCACGCAGGCGGCTATTTGCTGGCTGTATTCCAGGGGGGATGATTTTCTTCTGGGCACGGAGGACGGAGAGTGGGTGATTCCCGGCAATGGTTCGGGGCTCGCGGCCAAGACCGCGCGCATTGTCAATTATGGCCGGACAGGTTCGGCCCATATTCCGGTCATCCAGGCCCAGGACCGCGTTCTTTATTGTGAGCGGGGTTCCGGGCGCGTGTACCAGTACGGGTACAACGATGAGATGAGGGGTTACAGGTCCGAGGATTTGACGATTTTTGCCGATCATATCGCCAAGGATGCGGGCGGCATTGTTTCCGGGACGCTGCAAAGGAAGCCCTGTTGCGTGGCATCCTTTGTGCTGGCGGATGGGACGATGGCGTTGATGACGTATAATACGTTTCATAATGTGAATGCGTGGCACCGCTACGTTACGGAAGGCAGGATTGAAAGCGCCTGCGTGCTGCCCAACGGGAATAACGCGGACCGGATGTTTTTACTGGTGAACCGGGAGGGAGGGCGACGCCTGGAGGTGATGGACGAGGATTCCCCTTATTTCGATTCGGACGGTCTGGATTACGTTTCCACGATGGAGACCACGGCGTTTTCTTCCATGGAGTACAACGAGAGGAAGGCTCCTTCGTCCGTCATGCACGCTTATATTGCGACGGATACGCCCGCGGATAATATCGCCGTTGCCACGGCCAAGACGGAGTATGTGGGGATTTCCTACACGGGGGTTATTCGTCCGGGATGGGTTCAGATGGTAGCCAATGCCGGGTGGTCTGACAGGACACGCATTGGTATTAAGGTGAAGGGCGACGCTCCGTTTTCGCTGCTGGCCGTCCAGCTTTGAGTAATGTAGGGAATTATATATGGCGGCAATCAGGCGGATGCGGGCAGGATGGGCGTGCAGATGGACAAAGGGACGTTGTACAGATTGGCGGCATCTTACCTTGGCGAGTATTGCGTTAAGGAGGATACGTCTGTGTATCAGGCGTTGAACGACGTGGTTCAGCATGCCCTTGGGCTGGCCCTGGATTATACGAGCTGGCCGTTTGCGCTGGCACGGGTGACGCTGACGCCTGACGCGGACGGCGCTTTTGCTCTTCCTGCGGATTGCCTGGAGATCAGGGAGTGTTCTTTGCCCGCTTATGAGATGATCGGGCGCAAGCTTTATGCCAGGAATTTCATGGAGCATGCCCGTGTAACGCTGACTTATAAGAGTTCCGTGCTGGCGGATACAGTATGCCTGCCGGATTACGAGCCGTTTTTCTGCGAAGGTTGCGTTCTGTTGCTGGCTTCCAAGGCTGCGCCTCGCGTTACCTCCAATATGAAGCTGGCCCAGAGTTTGGAACAGGAGGCATACGGGAAGTTGTACCGGGCCAAGTTGAAGATTGTGCGCTCTACGGCGAGCAATGATCAGGATCCGGATACCGTGACTGGCGGCAGCCGGGAAAGGAGGTGGCGCCGTGGGTGATTATCTCAATATGTCCGCCCAGGGGGCCAATTATTCCAGCCAGGCGGCGACGGCCAGGGCCAACGGGATTGCCCAGCGCCAGCAGGCGTATGCGCATGCCTATAAGCTGGAGACCGATGCGGCCAACCAGAGCTATCTTGCCGCGGATAACATGATGACGATGCGGCGGAATCAGGCGGCAGCCGTAGATGAAGCCAGGCTTGCTAATGGAGCCAGCGGGTTTGACGCGTCCGGGGGCAGCAAGCTCCAGGCGGAACAGTCCGTGGCGGATGTGTTTGAACAGGCTATCGCCAATATGATGAGGTCCAACACGATCAGCGACCAGAACGCCAGGATGCAGGCTCATGCTTTTCGCAGGCAGGGCGATACTTCTTTGAATTTGGGTAATATCCAGGCGGATTATCTGAACCGGATGTCCAGAATCAGCAGCAAGTATGCCCGCTGGGCCCTGGTGGGTTCCGGGTTGTCCACCCTGGGGCAAGTGGGAATGAAATATAATTGGGGCAGCAGCGGGAATCAGGACAGTTCTGCCGATATGGGGAGAGTAGGCGAATCAAGTTTTTAATAGTTAAAATATTATGGGAACAGAAGTAGCATTGGGAACAGCATTGTTAGGTTCCCTCGTGAGCGGGGCAACGGCAATAAAGAGTTCCAGAGACCAGAAAAAAGCGGCCCGCGCCGCGGCCCAGGCCGCAGCAGAAGCGGCGGATACTTCTGCCACTGTGAGCACGTCCCAGACGGCAGCCACTCCGGCGGAGACGCAGGCAGGAAGCGAACGCGCCACCCAGACAGCAGCCAAAAGAAGGATGAGCGTGAGTGATACGGTTAATAAGTTTACGTCTAACGGCATGCGAAGAACATTGAATTGATTGACAGTTATGAGAGTTGTAGTTATTCCCGGAACCACTTATGCCGTTACCACGGCTACAGATTGCACCGTTTCCACTACGGACGGTGTCTTGATTGCTTCCTGCGCGGCAGGGGAGCAGACGCTTTTTGTAGCACCCAGCGCGGAAGTAGATGTGAGTGACGATTCCGCCCTGGTGACGGAGTCTTTTAAGGGCGCCCCCGCCGGATTGTCTGCCGTCTGGGGCTCCATTAAAAAAGTTTCCGCCTCTCTGGCTTCCAAGCTTAATGTTTCCACATTCAACGCTCATCAAGCTAATACTACTGTCCACGTTACGGCTCAAGAGCGTGAGAAGTGGAACGGCAAGCAGGATAACCTGACGGATGAATCAGGAAACATGACGCTGGCCGGCAATATCACTGCTGCGGGAGGTACGTTTGACGGGACTGTCAACGCCAATGGCGGGATCAATGTCCCGCTGGCTGTGGGGGCGCCGACCAATGAATCCGGCGTCAACCGCCTGTACGCCGCCGGGTTGGCCGCCGTGACGGACGCTTTTTCCGTCAGGTGTTATCCGCTCCCGGCGAATTGCTCGTCTTCCAACGGGACGGTTTTCAAAACAGACAAGGAACCCAATTCCCTTTATTTCAATGTCCCTCCCAATTCCTCTTTTACCGTGAAATGCGGCCTCGTGACCAACGCGAGGCCCATGCACAATTATTCCAGCATCCGGGGGTGGGTGGCTCCGGTGCGCCTGCCGTCTGTCAGCGCTAAATTCACGGCCAGGTTCGGACAGATGACAACGGTCGTGCGCATGGGAAGGGACAGGGACGCATTTACGCTGGTGCCGGATCAGGCGGCGGGCGGATATAAGATTGGGGAGATTATTGACATTACGTTTGATCATGTCCGGGACGCGGCCGCAGGGGGGTATCACATTCGTGTCCGGGAGATTTATTATTCCAATGCCGAGCAGAAATGGAAGATGAAGACGACGCAGGCCCTCGCGCCGGAGACGTCTTCCAATAACGGTTATCCCGTCTGCGTGTACGCGGTGGTTTACGAGCAATACCAGGACGGAGGATATGATACCGAAGACAGGGGAGCGTTGTGGCTGCTGCATGGCGGGAATTCTTCCCGCGGCTGCGTCAAGATCGCCACGGTGAAGGGGGTTCATTGCTTTGAGAGTATTTATCCCTTTTCCGGATATTATCTTGATATGGAGAATACCAACAGCTGGGCGTTGGCCGGAGCGTTCCTTCCTGCGACGATGCACTTGCATTGCAATAACGTCAATCCGGCATATTACGGGTTTTCCTCCATGGAGAGCAATATCATTGTCTCCGAGGCGGTGGAGGATTTTGTTGATCCGGAAGCCGAAACGACTACCGAAGATTGAGCATGAATAATTCAGAGATACAGATACAGTTTCCCCGGCCCGGCGAGTGGGGAGAATTCACCCTGACGGCCATTTATCAGGACAAGGGCGGTTATAGACCTCCGGCGCGCTATACGCAGGACGAGATACCAGCGGAACAGACCCCGGCCATGGCCGCCGTCGTTGCCGCTCTGGTGGAACTGGGCGAGGACTGGCAAGCCGTCCAGGTATGGGCAAGGCTGGGAAAAGATGTCCTGACCCTTGCGGAGGATGGTGCCTATACAATGATTGATGCGGTGTCTTTGACCGTTGAGGCCGTCCATGCGGAGACCAAAGGCCGCAGGATATTTACGGTTTATGACTACCCGGAGTTCATCATTACCGACCCTGGAGCCGTGGCATTTTTTAAATACTTCACAAAGCAAAACCATGAGTAAATTAAGTGACGAGCAAAAGCAGGCCGCCCTTGAGGCGGGGAAGCAGGGCATGAAAGATGCCTACGAAAAAAGCAAAACTAAAACCGGCCTGAAGTGGTGGGAACGCCTTTTGTGGGTAGTCCTGGCAGGTGCTGCCTATGCGGCTTCCGCTCTGCTGGGTGGCTGCGGCCATTCCGTTGACGTGACGCCGAAAAAGACGGTGGTATGCAAGGACGGTTCCTGCCTGGTGCTGGAGCCGGGGCATATCTCCTATTCCCAGGCCCAGCCGGAAACGGACGTTCCGCCCGTCGTTCAATCCCTGAAAAAGTGAAGCCATGACCGGATCTGTTGTCAACGCGGGCCTGCTGGGGGCTAATGCCCTGTCCGTGATTGCGTCCGTCACGTCAGGCAACCCGTTTTTGGAGTACATCCAGAACGGGGCGAGCGTGGCCGCGGTCATGGGAATTTTTCTGTGGCGGGAAATGAAACGGGCGGAACGTTATGAGCGGCTCTATGATGACGAACGCAAAAAACGCATTGATGCGGAAAATAAGTGTTCCGGCTGTGAGTTCGTCCGCAAGGCGCATGAAGAATTTCTGGACAACAGGGACTAGTTCCAACTGTAAAGTTTTTCTTACAAGTTCCCTTTAGTTAATAATCAATAGTTTCCGCATGCCTACCCTGTACATACTCATTGTGGACGAACCCGGAAAGGAGCAGTGGATGAAAATTTTTCTTACCGAAAGAGACGCCGCTTTTTTCCTGGCTCAATTTAATGAGTGGCATTTGCATGCCAGGTGCCATTGCTACACCGTGGAAGGCAAGCGGCTTGTGCAACTTATCGACAATCTGAACGAATGAATACTATAGAAAGAAAGATGGCTGCGGCCATCCTCCGCTTTGAAGACAGCCTCGTCACCGGGCCGGATTCCCTGCGCGTTTCCCGCCTTCCCGCCGCCGACAAGGGCGGCAAGTGGGAGATTTGCGGCATTTGCGACGGTATTGAACCGGACGTGTTTAACAGGTTGAAGGCCCTGCTGAATGCCGGAAGACGTGAAGAGGCCTGGGAAGGTTGTCTCCAGTATGTCCTGGATAATACCGCCGCCGTGCGCTCCTGGCTGGGTTCTGACGTTTTTCCTGGCGTTGAATTCATCCTGCGCGACCATTATTTCAATTCCGGGAGCAGGAATACCGGGAAGATTTTACAGCGCGCGCTGAATATTCACGGCGCCGGGCTTGTGGTGGACGGGATTGTCGGCCCCAAGACCCGGCAGGAACTACAGGACCAGCTGGCCGCCACGGGTGAAGCGGTGTTCCTTATCGCCCTGCAGGAGAAGCGTCAGGCGTTTTACCGCTCTTGCAAGCAGTTTCCAACCTTCGGGAAGGGCTGGCTGAACCGCTGCGACGATGCGTTCAACGTGGCCCAGGAGCTTGTTTAGGTTTTTATCATTGAATTAACATGAACGGATTGGAGTACAGCAGGTTGGCGAGGGCTGTCATTGACCAGAAAGAGGATCTGATGAATGAATGGGAGTGGCTTTCCAAGCGGATTTTGCCGCGTTCCCGTGATGTCCTGCGCCAGCTCAAGACCCCTGCTGGAGATTTCAAGCGGGAGAATTGCGCTAAAGCGTGTGAAGCTTTGCATACGCTGGCGGGAGCTTTTATTACGCATGTCACTCCATCCGGCCAGAAATGGTTTGAGTTTGAAGATAAGAGCATTAAGAAGTCCAAAACGTATGAGAATTGGTACAGGCATGCCACGGATGTTACTTTGGATGCTTTGGCCTCATCCAATTTTTACCCTTCCCTCCAGGAAACCCACGTAGACCGGTGTTTGTTCGGGACGGGCTGCATGCTGTGTGAGAGCAAGAAGAGCGGAGGCTTGTCTTTCAAGCATATTCCCATTGGTTCTTATGGCATTGCCGAGGATAAGGAGGGCAATGTGGATACGGTTTGCCGCTCATTCAAATATACGGCGCATCAGGCAGTTCAGGCATGGGGCATCAAGAGACTTCCGACGGAGGTTCGGGAGGCTTTCAACAGGCCGGAGAGGCGATTTACCGAAGAGTTTGAGTTTCTGCACCTGGTAATGCCGCGCAAAGGGTACACGCTGGGCAATGGCAGAGCTGATGTTCCTCCCAGGAAGATGCGTTTTGCTTCCGTTTATCTTTATAATGGAGGCAGTATGCCTATTGTTGAGGAGGGGGGATACCCGGAGTTTCCTTATTTGGTGAGCCGTTTTCTCAAGTGGGATAACGTTTGGGGGTATCCTGCCGCGCGCAAGTGCCTGGACGAGCTGGAAGCCGTGGTGCGCATGTACCGGCATTTGGATAAGCTGGCCGAATTGGCCGTTTATCCACGCTTTTTTGTGGATGCTGAACAGGAGGGAGATATTGATTACCGTGCCGGGGGTGAGACAGTGATTGATCGGAGTATCGCCGGGTTGAACTTGCCCCGTGAATGGGGCATCAATGGCCGTTTGGATTGGGGATTGGAGCATATCAAAGAACTGGAAGGGAAGATTGAGAGCGCTTTTTTTGTTCCCTTCCTGCGGGTGATTTCCAGTGTGGACCGGCAGATGACCGCAACGGAGGTAGTGGCTCGCCAGAAGGAGCAGGTGATTGGCATCAGCGCGACGTTCAGCCAGTTTGTCTATGATTTTAATGTGTTCCTGGAACGGATTTTCGCAGAGTTGTTCAGGCAGGGCGCTTTTAATTCTGACGCCGCGACGCAGCCCAAGGATTTCATCGTAGAGGCGCCGGACGGCATTGATTATTCCGTGACGGTTCCGGGCGTTTCCTACAAGGGGGTCATTTCACAGTCTATCGAGATGGCGCAGCGGCAGAGCATGGATTACGCCATGCAGACGGCAGCGCAGTATATTCAGTTTACTGGCGATCCTTCCGCCATGGATTGCATCGACATCAGCAAGGCTATCAAGTTCCTTTTCAAAGTTTCCGCCGCCCCCTCCGAAGTTTACCGCGACAAGGCGGAGATTGAGCAGGTGCAGACGGACAGGCAGAAGGCCCAGCAGCAACAACTGGCGTTGATGGCTTCCCAGGCTGCCAACCAACAGAGCCAGGCAGTAAGGAATGTTTCTGAATAACCATGATTGACAACGAAACAGAGAAGAAGGCCGCCATTCTGTCCGCGATTCGCCGCAGGCGCAGGTATTTGGCGGAACATATAGACGAACAGTGCATCCGCTTCATTGAAGAACGATTCGGATGCGATTTGCCCTGTTTTCAGAAGAGGTCCGACGGTTCTTTTGATCCGCTGGACGCCATGCGCAGAGATGCCTACCGGGAAGTAGTTCTTTTTTTACGCAGGGAGTTGTCCCTTTACCAACAACAGAAAGACCATGACTGATACAACCACTGAAAGCAATACGGGCGGAGCTGATGCTACCGCTACCGCCGCCGCAGAAGAGAGCCAGACGATTGCCCAGGAGATTTCCGCAACGGATTCTTCCCAGCAACAGAGCCCGCCCAGGCAGGAAAGCCCGCAGGAGGAGCAGAGAATTCCTTCCAGCGTGAAGGATGCCTACCGGGTGGATGCAGAAGGGGGGGATGAAGAGGCGCAGCCGGAGAATACGGAACAGGGAAAGGATTCCGAAGAGGAACAGCCTTACGCCATTGAGTGGCCGGAGGGGTACGAGGCTACGCCGGAGTTTGAGGCTGTCGCGGCGGAGGCCGCCAAAGGAAGCGGCCTGGACGGGAAGACAGCCGGCCTTTACACATCCCGCGTTCTGGACGCCTTGAATGAGGCGGAGGTGAAGAATATGGAACGCATGGATTCCGAACTGAAGGAGGAGTGGGGGGGCGATTACAATACCCGCATGAAGGAGTGCAAGCGCTTTCTTTCCCGGCACGCGAAGGCTTCCGGCCTGACGAATGAGGATATAGCGGTGTTGCAGAGCCCGAAGGGGTTCAAGTTGCTTTATTCGTTCATGAAGGCTACCGGGGAGAGTCCGGCCCACATGGGCAAGGCCGACGCGTCCACGCAGAGCTGGGCCCATGAAGCAATGAATAATCCGGCTCACCCGGATTACAAGGCGCTTCACGAGCTGAACGATCCGCGGCACGACGAGGTGACGCGGCGCTGGTATCGGGCGCAGGGCGCTTCCGGCATTTAATGTAGGGAATTATATATTTCAGGGATTTGTTTTTTCTGATGTTTTGAACATACCAACACGGAGTAATTATGGCAGTAGATAAGACTCAATTAGAAATGGTGCGTAATAAGTACGGCACCGAATGGGACCACGATTGGCAGCAGCTTACGGAACGCGTGAGGCCTTACACGACTTCCGAACCGCGCGTGGCCGGCAAGTATTTCGAGTTTCCCCGTATCGGCGGAACCGAGGTGAAGGAGTATAACGATACCCGCCACAAGGTGGAGTTCAGCGATTTGAATTTCGGCAAACGCGGCATGCGCTACCGCAAGTTTTATAATGCGATTCCGCTTTCTATTGATGAGGCGGACGACATGATGGATCTGGATTACACGTTCGCGCAGATTAAGGAGGCGCAAAAACCGGCGGCGGCCCGATTTATGGATGCTATCGCCCTTGGGGTTATCAAGGATAAGGGTACCGGCAAGTGGCGCCTCAAGACTTCTGATGATGAAGGGTTTTGCGGTGGTATTCTCGGCACCAATTATGGTGGTGACGATGGGGTGAAGTCGTTCGATCTGGATTTGACTTATGATTCTTTCCGGAATAGGAAGGGCAACCTGATTCCTGTGGATTATGCCACGACGGGAACCGGGGTTTCCAAGAGTTTTGCCGGAACGTTTATTGACCGCCTGACTTATGTTAAACGTCTCCTGGAAGAGAAGGAGGTGTTTAACGGCGTGGAGAAGGGGGAAATTTGTGTGGCGATTTCTCCGGCGGTGAAGCAGTTGCTCCAGTCTTTGGAGCTTCGTTTGAACCGTGATTACGGGTTTAACAAACTCGGTGAAGCCGGTAATTCCACTTACAATGAGAGCCTGAATATTACGTTTCTTGTTACCAACATGCTTCCCACGATGGATACGGAGAATAAGGAAGGTACGTCCATTGCCGGCGCCCGCATGTGCTGCGCGTGGCTGCGAAGCCGTATCAAGTTCGGCACCTGGCGCGATACTATGTTTACCATGAAGGATGTTGACGATATGGTTGATGTGGATAATTATCTGCGCGTGAAGGGCAAGGCCGGTTGCGGACGCATGGACGAAGATACGGTGTTTGTGTTGCCGGAAGTGGAGGTTCTCGGCGCGTAAGCGTTTTTCTTCCTGGTTATTGCAGTGCATCAGGCCGCGTCCCTGGCGAGGGGCGCGGCTTTTTTACGAGTTGAGTTCGTCCGCTATTTTGTCCATGGCGGCCTGTACGTCCCCAGAGTCGGGACGGAAATAGACGCGTTCTATTTCTTCGGAGTCATGGCCCACGATGAACCGGCAGAGGTCCGCCGGCACTCCGGCCAGGCGCAGGACCGTGACCGCCGTTGCCCGCAGACTGTGGAAGCTTTTTTCCGCCAGTTGCCTGCGGTCGCCGTTTTTTTCTTCCGTCCTGGGGGCAATGATGCCGTGCTGGCGCAGCAAGTTGGTGAATTCCAGGGAGAGCTTGCCGCTTTTGCCGCCTCCCTGGGCGTGTTTCATGGCGGCCAGCGGGAAGACAAATTCGTTGATTCTTCCTTCCATTCTCCGTTCCAGGATTTTTTTCAACGGGGCAATGAGCGGTTTGTTCATCCGCCGCTTGGTTTTTTCCGTCCTCATGGAGATCAGGCCGCCGTCCATGTTGATTTGTTCCCATTTCATGGTGGCTATGTCTCCCAGGCGCTGGCCCCCCGTGTAGAGGCAGACGTGTACCATGTCCGGCCATTCGCCGGGGAACCGGTTGAGGATCGTTTTTACCTCGTCCATGGTGAAGGCTGCCCGTTCCTGTTTTTCAGATTCATGTTCGGTTTTGGTGGGCTTGACGCCGCGGAACGGGTTACGAGGGATGAGTTCACGGTCAAGCGCCGCGTTGAAGGCCCCTGACAGGGTTGCTACGTACCGGATTACGGTGCCGGGGGATACCCGTTCCATTTCCCGCTGCACGAAGTCCATTGCCATGCCCTTGCTGACGGCGGAGAGGATCATGTCCCGTCCGTCCCCCAGGAAGTCCAGGAAGCGGCGCACTGCCACGCCGTCCCTTTCCAGGGCCCCGCGTTTGTTTTTGCGGGCGTCCAGCCAGCTTGTGAGATATTTATTTACCGATATTCCTCCGCGCCGGGCTTTCAGGGCCGCTGCGCTTTCTCCGGCTATGGCTTTTACTTTTTCCACGTCGAATACGCCAAACCGGATGTCTTTTTCCATTTCCTCCGCCACCAGCCGGGCGCGGGCTTCATTTTGGGCCATGGCCGCCCGCTTGTTGGCGCCGGGCATCAGCGCCTTGGGAATCACGTCAATTCCGGTTGTTCTTCGGATTTCCTTGCCGTCCAGAGTCCGGCAGATGGCTACCCATTTGTTCTTCCGTTTGATGATTCCTGCCAT